TTTTGTTGGTCTCAGCGAAAACTTTCTCAATAACGCCTAAAACGTCAGGGAGAAAGTCAGATTTGTTAGTTAAATCACACTTGTCCAGTTTTTGCCTTGTTTGTTCAGCATTGCATTCGCCTGTAGAATATCTCTGACAAGCATCAAATACTTTTCTACAATTGTCTGAATCAAAGATAAAATACCAAGATGGTTTATCTCTATCGACATCACAATGAGGACAGTAGTGATATGCCTTCCCACAACAAAAACAGGTTCTCTGTTTCGTTTCTCCCATGATATTCCTCCATTTCTAAATCGTTTCCAATCAAATAGCTGCCTTATCATCTGATAAGACAGCTTTTAAATTTGATTATTCTGTAGGCATTTTTGGTACGATGATATCGAAAAGTTTCTTTTCTTTATCACAGTACTGTTGCATACACTGGATTTCAAATGGATGTTTACCATCAGTAGAGAATGTTAAGTCTACATTAGAGCTTAACTTAGCCTGTGGGAATACAAGATAAGCATTGTACAGTGTACTTACGTTACATACGTCAGCACCTAAAATCTGTACAATCAGTTTTCCAGCTTTAGGGAATTTTGTAGCACTGTTAGTTACTTTAACAGCTTCGTCTGTCTCATATTCGTATTCAACGAATAACTGAGAACCTTTAGATAAGCCAGTTGGTAATGTTACACTATCTGTTCCCTTAGCATGAACAAATTTATCATCACTAGCAGCTGCACCATTAGTATATTTCTTTCCTAATGTGCTATCACCTTTTAATTCATAGATGTATTTAATCTGCTCTGTAGGTGTGTGTTTTAATGTAACAGCAGTACCAGCCGCAATATCAATTGTTTCGAAAGCTGTAGCAATTACTTTAGACTCAGCATCAGCAACCTGTTTCTTTGTACCAAACTGAGCAGCAGCTAATCCTAAATCGAATAAAGAGTTAGTTGCAGAGAAAGTAGCTTTCTTAGCTCTGTCGAATTCCATGATAGGAACTTCAAGAGCATCAGTAGCCTGAGTTGTGTCAGACTCGCATTTGATAGATGGCTCTGTAATCTGATTAATAGACCATAAGATTTCTCCTGTGTCTGTATCTACCATGATTGCACGTAAGCATCTATCGATGACAAAGTTATTAATGTCGAATGTACTTGCCATGTTTAATCCTCCTTGAAATATTTAAAAATTTGTATAAAAAAAGCAGCTCCATAAGAGCTACTTAATCCAATTAAGGTCTTCGGTTTTAATTTTTGAGGTATCTATCATACCTGAATAGCATCCTTGTAAAAGTGCAACAGCTTGTTTCTTTTTCTGAATCTGTTCAACGCTAGACATAAAAGCTGAGATATTTAAATCTTGAACAGATTGATAATCATACTTGAACTCTTCAGTATTTACCATTGAGATAACAAGAGGAAGAAGTATTGGTTCAAACTCTTTGTTTTGATTCATTTCATATTTCATCTTGTCTTCTTCAATAAGGATTTTTTTAGTTTCTTCGTTACCAGCGATTTCTACTTTAGGTTTGAGGCCGTGCAAAGATCTAAAATAATCACATATTTTGATATAGGCTAGCTTGTCAATCATGATGTCGTCTTCCATATCAACAAGAACAAGGTCTCCATTTACTTGATTTTGAGCCATCTCAAATTTACTGAGATCAACTCCCATGAACAATCGTTGAGATATGTCAGTTTCAAGAGTTGGAGCCATGAGCATAAATAAATCAAAGTCTTCAACTTCTTCATAGTCTAATCCCAATTTAAAAAGCCTATATTTCATATCACTAGGAATACAGGTTAACGTAAATACAGCTTGAAAGTATTTGTCTTCACCCATCTCTTTTATGTCTCTAAGAGTAGGCTGATGAATACTTATTGCATCATTGATATAATAATCATCTCCGAAAATGATAGACAGGTCTTTATCCATGATCTACCCTATTGTCAGGAATTTCCTCATGTGAGACATTGTTATGGGCATTATTTCTGTTGTCCATTCGTCCCTGATAAGGATTACTTGGAGTGATCACTCGGAATTTCAATGTCCTGCAAACATATCTGGTATCAGTAGTTCCTGACACATCGTATGTAAGTTTCATTTGAAATCCTAAATTGTTACTCCACTGAAAATTATCTCTGATGCAATAACCTAAAAGATCATGTCTTTCAGCCCCATAAGGAGTAGCGAGATTATCTTCGTGGCAAAATACTCTAAAAGTACATACCTGTTCTTTCATCATCCCATTTCTCTCATTGATATCTACATCATCAATATCGAAACAAATGAAATTCTGAACTTCAGATTGCACTGGTTCAATATGAATTGCGGGAAAGATATTTATTCCCAAATATTCATCTGGAGAGTTTGGATCAAGTTTTGGGTTATCCAAAAGCTCGATAATATCAGAATCATTGTAAAGAATTTCTTTAATAATCCTTTTCTTGTAGATAATATCATCATCTATGTTCTGAAAATCTCTTATCATAATCCAATCACCTCCGTCTGAAATTCAGCTGTTAGATCATCTACAAATGCTTGGATGGTGATCGTCTCACCAATTAGAGAGTACACTTTATGACATTTGATATTCACTGTTGTGTCATCACAAACAATGTCAAAGTCATCTAAGTGACCCTGTGGCACTATAACATTCCACTCCACTTTTTCAGGAGAAGAAATAGTACCGTCTCCACGTTTAATAATAGTAGAGAATTTTTTAGCACTACCACCACATTTAATCTGTGGTTTAGCACCAGCAAAGTTGATCACCAATTTATCATCTGGAAGATCAGGCAACGTAGGCTTGTCTTCATCAGTTTCAAGAGTTGGTGGAACTTCGGTTTTATAATAGTCGGCAATCAATTCGTCCACATTGTCTGTGTGACCGTTGAAAGCATCTTGTTTTAATGTAATTTTTGTAATTCCAAGAGGAACTGCATCCTCTCGTTTTGTAACCTTCCATGCCACTGGATGTAATGGGTTACGTGTAATTAAGAATCGTGTATCGTAGTCTATGGTATTGACCACATCATTTGTTGGAACCCAGAATTGTATCTGATTTTCTACAGACGTTACTAAGTACAATTGTGTTACTTAAAAAGTTCGTTAAGCTTTTTAAGAGAAGCAACAGCTTCCTTTCTCATATTTTCATATGATGTTCTGACTATATCTCCATCTGGTCTAGATGCTACCCATTTCTGATCACTTGATCTTACATAATAGTCGATGAAGGTTCTCCTATTCGGAGCTTCCCTGCTGATTATCCAATCTTCTTTTTTTCAAACATTCGCATTTATGTATGTTTCATCATTATGCTGTAGTAAAGAAGCTCTAAGGACGTTCCAGCAAAAAGAGTAGAATGCATCATAATGTCCCCACTATGATGGACAACTTCTCATCCGTCCAGGTTCCTTGATTATAGCTATTACGGCTGCGGATCGCACCAAGACATGAATACACTTTCCCATTTGCAACCCACTTAAAAGTCCAATTGCAAAGAAGAATATTGTACCGATAGAAAAGAGGATGATTATCATGATCAACAATTAACCAAGTACTAAATTCCTCATCATCATTGACAGGAATATCTACATAAGTTCCCAAAGGATACTTAACACCCGGTCTAAACTGTAGATGATAATCAATCGCATCTTTACTGATACTGTTTTTTGT